GCTCCTTCACCCCTTAAGCCCAGATCGAGATTTGAGTCTGGGGATTCCCCGGGTTGTCCGGGTACACCTTGTAGTTGTATGATGGCGTTTCGTGTGCCATCACACTAAACTGCAGCCGCTTCACTTTCTTGATCCGTCTACGACCCTTCGAGTCATTGTAGGAACGCTTACGCGTTCTAGTTTCTACAATTATTGTCTCCGGGGCATCAGATGGAAAAAGATAGTGGTGCCAAGGTAAACCCTGACACTCTTCCGTGCTTTGTCGTAGAGCACCACGACGAAGCCAATCCCAGTAATAAGGCAGTTGAGCAATTACCTGTCTTTTCTTGGATGTAGTTGCAAGGTATTTAAAACTATAACCTTGCACTACGCGAGTTTTGGATGAAATCCAACTCGACGGAAGAACAGAACCTGACCTGTGGAAATGTATTGGGGACACTGGATGGAAAGGTAATCCTAACTCCGGGTCTGTAACATACATACCCGAAGTCTCTGGAAACGAGGGAGGAACTCGAAAAACCTCCCCCGCTACCCTAACAATCTCATCCAAAAGGAGAGAGACTGTTCTAGGAATCTGTTCAGGATTCCAGCGGGCTAACAACCCATTCAATGCCTTATACAACCAGGCTAGATACTGTGTACGGCTGGCACCCCCTTCCCAAGTTTTTAAATGGAAAGGGCGTACGTCGACACCTTTGTAAAAGTCACTTCCGCAAGATTCACGGAATGGGACATCCGAAAAAGTCTTATCCTCATTTAGGATGAAACCTACAAGAGGAAAGATCACCTTAACATAACGGTGAATTCGGCGGGGGTATATAATGTCGTCTCCATAAACAGAGACAAACCCCCGTACATTACAAAGGTTCCCAATCGCCTTAGTAACTGCATAAAATACTAAGGTTTCCAGCGGGAATGTGAGACCGTTACCCATAGGAGCAACCGACTTAGACTCAACTTGTCGGTTATCATATGTGAAAACGTTCGTCAGGCACCGAGCGATTGCATAATACCAATCGTCAGGGAGTAATAGCCTAAGCAAGTCATCCGTGATACTATCGGATGCCGAACTTAAATCGGCTGTTACATAGCCCAAAGATGTAGAGAATTTTTCTACCATCTTCCGGTGTCTGTGTTGTTGACGTCGAATATCGATATCAACCCTCACAAGCGCTTCTTCAATCTGCCTCCCTATACCAAAGCTGTAAAACAGCGAAAGTAGAGTTAGAGGCGTGATTATCCGAAGAGCCTTCCAGCTTTTTGGGACGAATACAAGGTTTAGTGACTCATGTTTCGAGGATTCAAGATCCCAGCCATCGGCTTGGAGATTTTGAATAAGTTCTTGAAGAATACCATCCTTTGGAAGGTATTCTGAAAAGAACCAGTCGAAACATCTGGTTGAGCTCGTAAATG